CGGCTACAGGTTTGTCGGTAGTTGAATAGCGGGTAGCAAAGCCTGTAAAGCCTTCTGATACCTTTCTTGCATCACCATAGAATAAAGTCTTAGCAAGACCTTGACCCATAGCTTCAATAAATGGCTTCTCCTCGTCTTTACGGAATGAAGCGGTTAGACCATTCAGCTCTACAACCTTCTTATCAATCTCTGAGCGTGCGGACATTAAGCCACAAGTTTCAGTAATAACTGCGGTTGTTGAGTGACTTGAAGGCACACCACGGTTCATCTGTCGCCAATAAATCTCTGGTAAGCCGGTACGGATTGTCTGTTGATCGCCTGTTTCTAAATTACCTTCTTTTAGAACTACGTCTTGGATAATCTCGTTGCTCTCGTTAAGCACCTCTGCAATATCGGCTAAATTGCCTTTAGGGTCGATACGCTTTAGTAACTCTGCCTGTGACAGTCTATTAGTAGTTGCGACTGCCGGTGTTGATACTACTGCCATTATTTGCTCCTGTTTCTAACAAAAATATCAAAAATCATTAACGCCATAGTGAAGGTGAATTAGGGTACAATCTCTTAGCTCGTTCGTATGAGCTTTCCTCTGCTCCACCATTTCCACCTTTACCGTTTATAAACTGTGAGTCATTACCTAACTGTGAACCTACAGCATTGAGTAGCTTGATAATCACAGGATTGTAACCCGCACCGCTATTCAGATATGCTTTAAGTTCATCGTTGCCAAACTTATTCATAACATTAGCGATGTTCTGTTTAGTCTGTGCTAAGTTCTGACCGCCTAACTCTGGATCGTTAGCAACTGCTTTTCGCCATTCTGCAATCTGCTGTTTCTGTTTAGCTTCATTCTCACTAACCATTGTTTCTGCAAGCTGTTTAATATCAGCCATGTATAAGCCCATAGCTTTTGTAGCTTGTTCCTGTGACAGCCCTAAATCCTTAAAGGCATCACTAAAGCCCTTCTGAGTTTCAGCATCTAACCCTAAATCATTACCGTCTGCATCAACAAACTGATAACTCTCTGGAACATTGACATTCTGCTGACCGTTCTCATTCTGCTTAGAAGTATCAAACAGACCGTCTAAGCCGTCTGTATTCTGCTGACCTTCATTAGTCTGTTGAGTATCATTTGTATTCTGATTGTCAACATTACTGTTAATATTTGTATTGTTCTGTGCATTTGCACCGTTATCACCACTATTTGCTACATTAGTAGCAGAATTAGTTGAACCTGTAGAACTTGCAACACTATCTGACATAATTTAGTCCTCTTTTTTCTTAATCATAATATTTCTATTTGTATTATTTACTAACGAAGTAATCGCTAGACCTATTGATCTGCGCCCACAGTTATATGCTGTCTGGCAAGGATCACTAGAAAATACTTCCTCATTGATAGGGCACAACCTTAGTATTTCCGCCAAAACTGTCTGTCCGTCTGCGGTTTCTAAGGCTAGGGCAAAAGCCCTTAACCTATCCTTATTCTCCTTTTCTATTTCTTTTGCTCTTGCTTTTTCAAGAATCTCTGCTTCAAAGTCTTTCATTAAATCATTGCTCCCCCGCCAAGTGCATCAAGCTGTTGCATCGCTAGACTTGCTTCTGCACCTGTCTTTTGTGCCTGTGCCATTTGCTCTTGCTGTTGCGTTGCCAACATACTCTCAGCCTGTTCCTGTTGTACCTGTTGTGCCTGTGCTCTCTGCTGTCGAATCTTCTCAGCTTCTTCCTTTGAGCGTATCAACTTAGGTGCAACACCAAGACGTGCCACATATTCATCAATGTAACCGTCTGGGTCGATACGGTCGATAATCTCTGGAATAGCCTGTGCCGATGCAAATACCGCAGAAGTAAAGCGATCTACAGTGTTAATATCAACGGCTTTCTGTGACTGAGCCAACACAGAAGTAAAGGCAATATCTAAAGGAATACCGTCTTGATATTCAGCCGGTAGCTCTGGAATCGCACCACGTTCAAGCATCTTTTGGAAAGTAATCATAACTAGCTTTCCAAGTAGCTCATTCTGCATACGTTCCATGACAGGGCCAAGCGATAACATCTGCTCCTGTTGAAGTGCGTTTATCTCAACTGTGGTACGTCTATCGCCCGCTGTCTGTTGCACAATCATAAAGAGATCAACATAGAATCCACGTCTGATACTTTCACGGATAGATGCAATATCCTGTATCAGAGCGTTCAAGTCACCTGTTGAGCTGATAATAGGTCGGATAGCTTGATCTGTTCCTGTGGTCTGTGTGAAGTTAATCGCACCACTAGACAGCATGATAGGATTTTGTCTTGCAGAAGATGGGGCTTGCAGAGGTGGTTTAGTATAGTTCTCAATCAGCTCTGCTTTTCTTAATACTTCCTGTTGCAACTGCTTAATGTCTGGTAACATCTCTTGTGCCGGTGAAGTTCCGTAAGGCTCAATGCCAAGAATATCCCATCTAGGCGCAATCACAGGAAAGTAATCAAAACCACTTTCTTTTAATATGCCCTGTTCTGATGTGTCTAATGATAAGTAGTAGCTACCCCATGCCTTATTACGTACATCGTGAGCTTCAATATCTCTGTCAATACGTGGTTCAATGGCATGGAGAAAATTCCAATATGTTCCAAGCTCACCACGATTGTAAGCATCTTTAATTTCTACCGGCAAAACCTCATAACCAAAAGCCTTGACAGCTTGAATGGTAGTCAACTGAAATTCACGATACAGAGTGTCAACATCACCCCTATCATTAGTATCAAGACAATATTCACCCGCTGTTAAGATATGATGCTGTATCACATTATTCAGATCATCATAGATTAAATCTACTGCTGTACCGAAAAGAACAAGCTCCTTGTAGATAGAATGAAGGGTATTATAGGTGTTAGACTGTTGAAAGATTTTCTGCATAACACTTTCAGTCTTAGCACACCATTTGATAATTTCGTCATTCTCAGCTAATTCTTCTGTCTTAGGCTGTAGCTTGAACCATGCTCTAGCCGGTGAACTTGCTCCACTCATAAGACCAGAGGTTAATATCTTGTGGTCGTAGGTCGCTTCACTGTCAAGAATAAAAGCACTTGATCTGTGTTCACCATGATCGTTTATGTTGAATCGCCCGCTGAAAGGCGATATGTATTTTGATACAGCTATCCACTGATTAAGAAAGGGCGCACGTCTAGTTTTCAACTCTGCAAAGCGTTGAATAATTAACTGCGCCCTTTGTCGTGAATCGCCTTTTTGCCAACGATTTTCACTCATTAGAACCAATCCTCGTCATCGTCTAAGCCAAGAGTTTCATCACTTCCAAGCGATGCTCCCTGTGTCGATGCTTTCTTAGCAATACCGCCCGTCAAATCCGCACTGTTCTTTGTGTCTTTTACATCACGATTGATATTTGCTGTCGCTCGACTTGCCTTTTCATTAGCTTGATTTACCTGTTCCTGTGCTAGTTCCTGTTGCTTCAAGGCTTTTTCCTGTGCCTCTCTCTGTGCTCTCTGAGCTTTCTCCATAGCTTCTGTCTGAGCGTCTAAAGCCTTTTTTTGTGCCTTAGAACTTTCTAATGCTCCTAATGCACCGCCTGTCGCAATATTGCCAACGGTCTTAACGAATCCACCGCCACTACCCATTTCTGTACCTCTTTTATTGAATTAACTCTTTTTTGAAAAATGTTCCTAAACTATCTCCACCTGTTCCCATATCAGAATTAGGTGTACCGATAATCGCCCTTGCCACTCTCAGACGTGACAGCACACTACCCTTTGAAGATGGGGAATTATCCGCTTCCACCTGTTGAGGATTGACCGCACTTGACAAATTAGCTTTCTCTGCTTTATCGGTATACTGATTTGCAATTTCGTTAGCTAAATCAGTTTCGTCTTGTATCTTCTTAATCTCTTGATTTTGTTTTTCAATCTTTGCGTTTTCCGCACGTTGAAGAATCTCTCTGAGTTTTGACATTGAAAACATTTACAGCTCCTTAATAAATAAAGAATCCGTCTGGATAAACTCTCTTTGATAAACTTTCTCTAACTTAGAGCCGTGAGGTGCAATCAAATAAAAGGCTTTTGCTCCGGCATCTTTGGCACATTGAAAACAAAACTCTAGCAACTTTTTACCTGTACCGTGTCTGCGGTATTCTTCCATCAAGAAGATTGAATTTATCGCTGATACGTTAAAGTCAAAGTGACTGTGCGGGTAAACCTCAACTACAGCAAAACCAACAACCCGACAATCATCTTTGACCCTTATATAAATTAAATTATTTGTCTTATTAAGTTGCTCATAAGTTTTTCGATAAAACTTCCAATCTAAGTCTTTTGAGGATATAGCGTACTCAACTGTACCCTTTGAACCTTGAAGATACTGCTTGATAGCTTCGTTCATATCTGCATCTATCATGGTTACATCGCTTTTTTCTATCGTTACCATGTATAACTCCAAGAGTTGCTACGCTCACGTTCAAACCTGTCAAAAGGATTTGCATTATTCGCATACTGAGCGATACTGTTCTGCCGTTCCCTAAATGCCATCTTGATAGGATCATCTATGTAATCTGTCTGATCTATTTCTTCTGCAAAGGTAAGGGCAAGAGCATCGCCTTTATCTGGTGAGCGACCCAGACGGTCACGTATCTGCTTCTTACTCTCTAAAATCATCTGTCCTTTATCGTTAACATCGTAGGTAGGCATAGCAAGGTCTGAAACAAGTTCATCGTCATTAGGAATCGCACCGCCCTGTTGTAGCCATTTCTTCATCGTGTCCCACATCTGAGTGCGCATATTGTTGTATTGTGCAAACGCAGACTTACGACCAAAGTTAATATCAAAGATAAGACAGCGACTTGAAACAAAAAAAATCTTATTGTTGAGAATATCCACCAAGCCACCGCCCACACCTGTACCGTCAATGAAGATTGCTCTAGGCTGTCTTTCTGCCACATGACGTAAAATCACTTCTGATAAAAGCACCAAGTCTAAACCTTCACAGGTAATAGGCTCATAACATATCAAGCCCT